CCTAGAACCATCTTTTAAGTCAACAACATACCGCGTCATCCCTGCGCTCACACGTCCCATGATGCGAAAAGTTAGCAATCACTGCCAATCGTTAGAAAAGGATGACTGTCCCGAATCTGTCCCACCTTCTCCCCCCACAAAATGGACTTCAGCCGCTCCCCGGTAAAACCTATCCTCCCCTCATAACTCAGAACAACTAAAAGTTACAGAACAGACGCAATAGAGATGCAGATGGCGCATGTAAGCGGAGGGGCACGTTTTGTGTACAACGAGCAGTGTATCTTGATACACGCAGGGAGATGATGCAGTGGTGGGATGATTGGTTAGATGATAAGGTGACGTAATGCCACCAAAGCAAATTATGAAGCGGGGAACTTTCTGTACAGCGTTGACAGTCCCGCGTCATAAATTATCGCTACTGGCTGGCTGGTTTCTCCGGCCCGCCAGGATTTTTGATGGTTTGCCCGGTGCAAAAAATATCATCTTGGGAGAACTGACCAAGATGGTTCACCGGATCTTCCCCGATGATGATATTCGGGTTAAACCGATGATGGCAATGCCGGTAATCAACACTGACGCCAGCAAACATGAAAAGGAACAGATAAGCCGTACTGTTCAGGAAAAGTTTGAAGAGGCTGAAATGTGGCTGATTTCAGATTAAACGCCCTGAACCGTCATATCGCTTAAGTACAATCCCGGAAGCAATTAACCTGCCAATTCAGTTGATTTTTATTTTTGTAAAGCAGCTATAGTAAGTTTCAATTCTGTAATTTGCGCTTGCAGGTTCTGAATGCATCCTAGCAAATCCATTACAATTGGGTTGTTGTCTATAGACGGACGGTCTGCATACTGCTGGTTGACAAGCTGGCCTTCTTCATTGTAAACCTGACTGCCAGGTACCGGAAATTGGTTGTGCTTGACATATTGTGGTGCCACATCTTCAGCTTCTTCTGCAATAATCCCGAAACGGACACGCGCCAGTTCATCGTCCTTATACACGAAATTAACCATACGCAGCCCCATAATGCGCCGCATTGCTTCGCAGGTGTCTGCATCCTCTATATCCTTTTTGTATTCCCTTCCGGACGTCCCCTGTACGGCAAGAACTCCCGGCGATGACGGCAGAAGTGACTCTATCTGGTTTTCGGGGGTATTCTGGTTATTTTTTTGTATTATTGATCCTCTCGAATTGGCAGCAACTGAAGCTTCAATAGAGACACGAGCACCAACATCTGTTGCGCCTCGAGAGGTATTCTGCACTCCAATAATTGCGTACCCTGTTGTAGAAATGTTTAACTGCGAAAAAAAAGGGCTGCTTTTTTGACCAAGGCCAATATTATTTGCCGCATCCGCAGGGGTTGCTCCTCCCGTCCCACCTTGGGCAACACTTAACGGCGTTGTCAGTCCTGTAAGGCTGGTAATATCTGAGTTGTTCCCTTTTTTAGCCTTGTCACTGACGCTGTTGATTAACTTTTTCGCTGACGGCCCCGTTGTCTGGCTGGTATCAGGAAGCGTAATGGTTACATCACCGTCCGCAGTGAAAAATTGCTGCCAGTTCTGCTTATCGTAATTCAGTCCTCGCAATGCCTCAGCGCTTTGAGCCACCAAGGCAGCCGTGACCATGTTCAAAGCAACACGAGGCACGGCAGACCACGCAGCGCCGGATTGTGTCGGGCCGGTGTATACGCTGACCAGCGTCAGTGATGTATTGTTATTTACTGTTTTAACCGGGAGTGTATAAGGGATGCCACCGACAGTTACGACAATAAAATCACCAGCAGCAAGTTCTGTTGTAAACGCTGTGCCGCTGCCAGTAACAGCATCGGTGTCATTGGTAAGTGTTAAGGTTCCTGCTGACATGAATATTTCCTCAATACATATCCGGAAGGACAAGAATTGGCATATTGATATTTTGATTAAATGTCATATCAAATCTGTTGTCATTGTAATTACCAACAACCTGGTTATACGCTGACCGGATGTTTCCACCTGACATTACCACACCCTTTTTCCTTATATTAAAATATCCACCCACTCGTCTTGACTGCGCGCCAGTGAATACAATCTGACAATATTTATCACCTATGTATTGATTATTGTCTGTTACCGTTATCTGCTGGTCATATACAAATGGTCGCTTCACTGTTGAAAATGTTACCTGTCCTGCTGAATTTGTCATGGTAATGCCATCACCGGCCACAGGCGCGGTATTATTGAAAATTACCAGTTCCATTGTTACAGATGCGGAAACATCATCCCGTCCTGAGTAATTGATGTCTCTTACAATAATATTTGCTCCGTCAAATCCTACAGACACATTATTGTTATCCCACTTCCCGAATGGTATTCCTGATACGGGAAGCGCCATCGAGCCGTTGACTGTCACCGTGCCAACGTAAGCACATGTCATTAACCTTGCCTGATTCGAAATTACAGTGAAATCAGTAGAGTTGGAAACGAGAAGTCCTTCGTTGTAAGTAGCAGCAGGGAGAATTTCAAATACAGTTCCTGCCCAGTTTGGTATTCGCTGGTAGTTTCCCCTGTTTGTACCGTTAACAGTCACACCGTTGTCTCCGTTTCTTGTAACGGATGTCATATATATCGGTAAAACTATCCATGTCTGATTGTCTGCGAACTCCTGAACGTCAACCGGCCGTGTCGGTAAAACAAAAACTGTGGAGCCTGACGTTAATGGAGTATTAACCTGAAACTGGTTTGCCCCCGTACCGTAACCAGCAAAACTTGTGCAGAATGACGGGGCACGGAGCCCCGCTGTAATCGCCATCGCAGGACGGCCATCGTTATAATCTATCAGTATTCCTTCCGGCATATTTTGTCCTACCATCGCCCAACGACAACGCGCCCTCCACCCGGTAGATTTACCGTGACGCCATTGCCATTTATAACAACCGTGTTGTTTTCACCGTTAAAGGCAAACTGGCCACTGTCAGCGTAAAATTTGCCATGCAATTCAGCATTTCCATTTTTATCAATGCGCCAGCCAGTTGAACCCGCAACGAAGTTATTCGACTGGATGTAATTACCAATTTTGGCATTGCTAATGCTGCCATCCTGAATTAACGCATCACGGATAAATACCTGTCCGTTATAGACAAAGAACGCAGCGGTATAGTTTCCAGGATCACTTCCGGAATAAATGCCAAACTGATCAGCGGCAAAAACCACTGTTGATTTGTATGAGCTACCGTCAGGCTCAATGGACATGCCGAAACCGGTATTGTATTTCACGCCATTGCGAACGATACCGAGATTAGTGATATAAGAAGCTTTTGCTGCACCGTCGATATTCACTTCAGCAGTAAGCTTCTGGTTAACTGCAGCGGTCAGGCTACCTTCAGGGCCAATCTGCGCCTGAACATATGTGGACAGGTCAGCAAGTCCCTGCTCAGCAGTCGCTACCGTGGTTTTCACGACCAGGATATCGGCACGTACCTCACCGTACTGCTGATACTGGTGCTCAACAGTACCGTGGTTCGCCAGCGCGTTCTGCATAATGCCTTCAAGGTTGGTGTTAACACCCTGCTGAACATTTTTAAACGCCTCAGAATCCCGCACTGCTTCATCGACAATTTCAATCATCCCAGGAATATCAGATGACGCCTGACCTGATGCCTCAACGAACTCCGATACCCCGAAAGCATTTTTGGTGCGGACATAAACGTAATACGTCTTATCAGCCTGTAGACCATGAAGCGTCCACTGGTTAGAGCGCCCGAGGAACTGAGCCTGGTCTTCAATATCGTCAGGATTGACAATCTGGTTCTGCCCGGAGTACCAGAACTCAAACGATGTGTCTGTCGTTGCCGTAATGCGCATGACGGGGACCAGGTCAGCAGAGAACAAGCCAGGCGTCCAGATAACACTGGATGGTGCAGGTGGCGCACCGATGACCATGCTAATTTGCGTCTCAGCGCCTTTCATTCCGTTTTCATTGCGACCGCGAACGCCAAGCGTGTATCCACCGGCGTTCAGACCAAAGAACTCGTAGCGGAAGTGGTCGGTTTCATACTGAGCAACCACCTTGCCTTCATCGTTGTACACGTACAGTTCGAACATCAGTTTTTTGGTGGTGGTCGCTGTCTCCCATGTAGCAGTAACCTGAACAGTCTCAGAGTTGGTGTTGATGATGCGCAGGTTCTCTACGTTCGGCACTCGATACCCGTTCAGTGTATCGTTGGGAGTCTCAAACACGGCACCTTCATCAACAATGGCCTGTTTGTTCGGGTCATGTTGTGATGCAGTGATGCTGTAGACCGAGTTGTTATCGGTCTCTGCAATGCTAAGGATGCGGAATAGTCTGGTAGAAACGTTACTGGTAGAGATGGCAAATACAGTACCGTCACGAACCCATGCTGGCGTCGTTTTCAGCGTCACCACGTTGCCGGAAATGCTGCCAATCTCGTATTTAACGAACTTCCCGTTGCTACCCATGATTGACATGGTGTCGCCGTCTGATATCAGGGATGAATCAACCGCATCAACGGTAATTCTGTTACCTGCATGCGACATAATGCGGCCACCAAGACGCGCACCAGCATAGTTGTTATCCATGATTTCAACGATATCACCCGGCGTGAAGTGGATAGCATCGCGAGCCATCTGGAAAGACAGTCTGCTGCTTTCCCGTTTCGCCGTTTCAAGAAGCCATTTCCCAGCGCGCCATGCCTGACCGCGAGACGTGCAACCGAATGCTTCAATTGTTGTTTCGTTGTAGTTTCCGCGAGCGATCATCTCATCGTCGGAAACGTATTCTTTTACCTGCTCCCAACCGTTATCCGGATCAGTCCATGACACAACAACGGCATTGTATTTCTCTGAACGCTTCACGGAGCTACGCTTGAACTCGCCATCAACCACGTTAGCATTCGTGATTGTCGCAATCGGGTCCTGTGGCGCATCCAGCATGACAGACAGTCGCATCCCGTCCCACAGTGCTATACCGCGAAACATGCTCGCTATCTTGTCGAGAATGTCACGCGCACTCACCTGCTCGGTAATATAGGCATTCAGCGTCATCCTTGGTTCCTGCCCGCCGTAGCCATCGTTAACAAGCTGATCGCAATACTGTGAGAGGACGTACAGCGCACCGTCATCTATATCGATATAACCGGCACGTTTCGCCAGGCCAAAACGGGTATTCCTCGCCAGTTCACGGAACAGCCACGCCGGGTTGTTAGTCCACGCTTTTTTGAATCCGCCAGTCCATAGCCCTGAGTAAGTTCTGGCAATCGGATCGTAGTTGTCAGGAACGTCCACAATCAGGCCGCGAAAATGGTATGTGCGACTAGGGGTGTCGGTGTACTGGTCACGATCAATAACTGCACCCGCAATGGCGGAGAACGGATAGCTAAGGTTGTCGTCGGTGATTTCACTGTAGCTATTCCAGATAGTGCCGTTGGACAGCAAATCGCTGCTGCTGTCGGGTGTAATGCGGCGAACGCGAATATCAAACGGCTTGATATCCGGAGCATCAATCAGATGGGCCTCAAGATACTCGCCTGATATCTTTCCGGTGATAGTCACGGTCTTTTCAATAACCCAGCCTGAAGCACCAGTTCTACTCTCCAGCACCATAGTGACGGAAGTGTTATTCTGATTGCCTTTAGTGTCCTGCTCAACCAGACCGGTCACACCAACGTTGAACCGCACCCGGGTAACGTCCTGATCGGTTATAGTGCGTACCAAAGGTGTATCGTATGTGACTTCCGTATTAACGATGGTTGTTGCTTCGATTGCCGAGAATCCGTTAATCGGCTCCTGAGTTTCCGAGCCGGGTCTCCATGCCACGCTGACGCCGTTGATGCTGACGTTTCCGTTTGCATCGGTAACTGGCGTCTTGTTCAGTTTGAATGATGACAGGTGCTCCTGGTCTACCGGACCTGCAATTGGTCCCTCACTGATAAGGTCGAGCACCCGGTAAAATTGTTTTGATTTGAGGTTATCGTCAAGAAGGGTTGGAGTTGATGCTTTGCCGCCACCTGAAGACATATTGCCACCTTAGCGAATTGATTCTGTCCAGTCCGCGTTATTGGAAGTGTCGATGCCGAGAGAAATGACGTTAGAGCCGACCTCCATTTCCCCGAGGAGTATCGGGACGGGTCGCCCCTGCCCCACCCTGTTTTCTGCACTGGTAAATGAGTTGTTCGTCAGCGTGTTTGTTTCCGCCGCTTCTGCCGACGTTTTAGTTTTCATGTTGCGGGACATGTAGACCGAGTACGCAATTGAAGCCACGCTGACGGCAACCGCAATCCATGCCGCAGCAGCGGCAGTGAGAGCGCCTTCGACTACCGGCACAAACAGGACTACAGAACCATCTTTCAGGTGGCGATCCAGATGCCATTGCATAGCCGATGCCTCAACATCCTCGCCCGCTATTCGGATCCGAAGTCTTGTATTGAGGAATGCTTTTTTGAATTCGTGATTCTGGGCAAGAAGCAGTCGCAGTCCCTGAGCGGGCGTATCTACGTTCAGAGGGATTTGGCGGTAAAATCGGCGTAAACTGCCAGCAAATTTAAAGATGAGCACTGTTCATGTCTCCATATGGAATGCATCTGCTTAACATATGCCGGACGCATTGGCTCTCTCCGGCTCAGGTGTCCGACGTGGTCATGGTGAAGCACCATGTTTTCGTCGAGGAGAATCATTGCGTGGCAAGGGTCAGCGCCGGGGAATGGCTGCCTGATGATGACGTCACCTGGTTGCGCTTCACCCGTCGATACCTGGCGGAAGCCGTTGAGAGGCATGTTGTTCAGATAAAGATTTTCACCACGTAACCACCACCCATTAGTGCGTTCGAAGTCAGGAAGGTCAATTCCGCAAAGATGATACGCATCCCTGAACAGGGTGTAACAGTCCATGACACCATGCTTGAACTTGCGCCCCAACAGCAATGGAACAGGCCTGAATTTCATAATCACACCATCGCAAGCCAGCCACCACGGAAGTCCACTGGATACCTGTGCGTTGCGGTCTGCTCCTGACAGAAAAGGCACTCTTCCCGGATGCGAGTGAAATACAGCAGTCACCTCTCCCTCGTCCTCGGCTGCCAGCCATTCATCATCACTGATACGGAAATGCATACCTGGATCGGGATGTATGTTCCGACAGCGGAACAGCCGTTCGTCATCAATGATTAAGCCGCACACTTCATCCTGCGACGACGCCGCATAATCGAGTAATTCTTGCATCAGGAGACCTTTTGAGAGCCGGGGAAACTGCTGATTGGCATTGGTTCCGGTCGCGGATAACGGAAACGGCAGCCGCTACGGCGGTGAGAGCACTTATCTTTCGCCGAGTCTGCGGTTGGATTATCGCGCTCATCTGCAACTGGCGGCCCGTCATATCCACACCCAACGCCGCGATACTGCCACTGGCACACGTCAGCCAGAATAGTGCGAGCCGGGATAATGGCGTTATCGCAGTCAATCGGTGTCGCCAGCGTGTAGGTCACCTGTTCAAACGTCTCTTCCGTCATCTCCTCGACAACGTAGCGGGAAACGGCCTCCTGTGTCGGGTCTGCATCAGGATTACCGTTCGGAAAGTTAACCGCATCAAGATATTTTACCGGCACCTGACGCCTGGTGATTACCACGCCAAGCATGTCATCAAAATCGTGGTTAATCCCGGTAATCAGGCCGGTCACGTTCGCCACAACCATTGTTGGCCTGGCATAGGTCCCTTCGTTCTTTGACTCGAATCCTTCCACTGCTATCGGGTAAGCCTGGTACTGGTTGCCCTTCCAGATAACATTACCGTAATAGCCATTTGTACCGGAATGGAAGCGGATAAGGTCACCGCCATATGGTTGCAGGTCTGCTTCGAAAAGGTCAATGAAAGCGCCGACTCCGGCATCGACGCTATCTATAATCATACTGGCTGGTATGTCGCGCACAGCAATCTCCCATAAAAAAAACCCCCCGGAGGTGGCTACTGTCTGAATATCAGGGTGTTGCTAATCAATAACCCTGGTTAATGTATGCGTTCAGCCCGTCAGTGGTGGGACGCTGGCGCACTTAATGAAGGAGGGATGGCTGATTACCTCATTTAGGAGACAAAATGGAAAGAACAATTAACGATCTGATCCATCAGGTTAACGACCTAAAGAAAGAAAATCAGAAAATCAAAGTGGCCTCAAATTTCTTACTTTACAGCATTGTTTCAGCACTAGACGAGCGAGGCGGTGATGAGAAATTTAGCGATTCACTAAAAGCAAAGCTTAATGACGAACTGAGTAAAATTACTATGGGAGGCACATCAGCGCCAAAGCATGCAATCAATGAACTTATGCAACCACCGGTGAGAGCTATGTTTGGTAATAATCAGCCAGAACCGTTCTTGAAATAAACACTTAAGCCGCCGCCTCCAATTTGTCAGCAATATCACAGATTAGTGAGGCGGCCTTTTCAATCGCCTCCATCTCATAAGCAGAAAGGCTCGCATCGCCTTTTCGTTCCATTTCAATCTCCATACTGAATAACAGTAGCGATGGCATTTGTGAAGAATATATACCTAATCCCACCGATACAGTTTCGTTAACTAAATAAAGTGACTTAACTTTTAGGATGTATTTGTTCATTTTGTGCTCCTCGCTTCTCAGGTCTAAATTCATAACATCTCTCCTTATCGTGGTACTTGTTCAAACGTGGCCGTGAGTTCGTATAACGGCCCGGTCTTTGTCATATTCCAGGAACGACAGACAAATAGCGCCTGAACTCCGGTATCAGATGGCGTCCAGTAGAACACTTCTACCGCCATTCGAGCCCTGAGAAATGCCTCAGCATCCTTCGCGGGGTTGCTACGGCACGCTCCGCTGACGCCGCGAAAGGTGAGCGAGTATTTATCCATAAGAGGATTAATACCCTTCACCTGGCGCTGCTCGTAACCGTCACCGAGCTTAACAACGGCTACGTTTGGGGTACGTTCAACCTGGTACGCTCGCTGTGGTGTCCATGTGAATGTTTCTGGCACGATTACTCCCTATAAAAAACCCGCCGAGGCGGGTTGTACGAATCTTGATACCTTGTCAGAAGCCAGCTACCAAGTCTTTCAGTTGCTGCTTTGCGTTTTCAATGGATTGAGTTTCAATATCTGCCAGGGAAACGTCTTTATCTAGCGGGAGATTAACAAAGACACGAATCCCCTCGTGGCGAAGGGCATAATCCTTAAATTCAACTGTAACCAGTACACCCTGTCCATTCGCGTTATCGAAAGCAGTGATGTTGCCAACTTCTGTTTCCATTGCCATTGCTTGGCTCCTTTTCAATATTCAAAATCAACGCTTATTTCTAGGCTGTATCATACCATTTGGGCGGTTGGCTTGGTCATTGATCTGAAACAGAGCAACCTGCTTCATAGATTTAACAATCCACGCCTTTGTTGCATCGTCTATGCCGCCGGTGGTGTTAATTTCGAAGGTAATGTGCTGAACTACGCTGCTGCCACCACTACCACTTCCATGCATATCTCGGTTGCTAATCACCCGCCCGTTATCACCCGGTATCATGTACTGACTACCATTGCTGGCCTGAAATATTTCAGGCTTTCCGTGCTCGCCTACCCGATACATGGAGCCTGCATCTACCGGGCCACCATTATATCGAGCACCCGCCACCGCCATTCCTTTAGCAGCCAGCAATGAACCGGCATATGCAGTCTGGCCAACAGCAGCAGCGCTACCCATGGTTGCGATTGAAGCGCTCATTGCGGCCGGAGCCCATGCAGAAGCAGCGGCGGTAGCCTGAGCCATTGTCGATGCCAGTGATGCCGCGGCAGCTGCCTGACCCATTAACTGGCTTTTAACCCACTCTATCCCCATCTGCACCAGACTACCGACAACACTATTGAGGATAGTCGTGCCAATGTTAGCGAAGGACTCTTGCAGGCTTTGGGTACCATTGATGAGACCAGTTATCGCATTAGTAGCGCCACCTTGAAGGGAATCGACAGCCGCGCCAAGCATGCTATTAATCTCGCTTTGCTGCTGCCATTCCTCCCACATTGCCGCCATGCGTTTCTGACGGTATTGTTCTTCAATTCCGGCCCGAACAGCTTCAGCCTCAGCAATCCTTTGTGGGTAAAGGCGCGCGTACTCATCAAGCTGTGCCTTCTGCTGAGCAAAAGCATTATCAACCGCAGCGACTGGTGAAGCCTGTCCCTGTAGATTTGTGAAGTTTTGCTGTGACTGTTTGCGTTTACGCTCTTCTTCCGCCGCAGCTTTTGTTGCCTGCTGTATTTTCCATATGGATTCCGCTTGCTGTTCAGCTTTGGCAATCTGCTCTGCTGATGCTTTGTTACCAAGCGCAACAACAGCATCGTATTTCGCTAATTCGAGCGAGCCATCGGCGTAACCAGTGTTCAGACGATCGAGTGCGGCTTGCTGTCTGGCGAGAGACTCTGTTGCTTCATCAGCCTGTTTCTTGGTGGACTTCCCACCCCCTCCTTTTCCTCCCTTATTGTTATCGGTCTGAGGTATCTCCACATGCGCTGTTTTTTCAGCCTGCCCATAAAGCCCTTTTAAATCCCCGGTAAGATTGGCAATTTTCTCGCTTAATACATCGACTTGTTTTGGAGGTTCATCTCCTATAAGCCCGTCAGCTAAAAGTTTTCCAATATATCCAGGATTAAGTTTTGAAATAGCACCAGCGAGAGACCATAGTTTATCTGCAGTTGATGTTGACGAGTCTCCGAGTAACTCGATGTATTTTGCCAATTCATCAATGACAGTAACTGCTGCACTTGATGCTCCAGTTGCGTCATTTATTGAGGAGACAAGTTTTGCAAATGATGTTTCGAGAGAGCCGGTAGCTTGTGATAATGAACGTGGAAGCTTATTAAATTCCTCGTTAACAACTGTCGTTCTGTCCTGTATAGCATTAAGAGCATCTTGCGCTGTCAACTTTCCATTGAGCATTCGCTGACGCAACTCGCCCATGCTAATACCCATACCAGCAGCAATCTGTCTTGCTAACTCAGGCATCTGTTCGAGGATTGAGTTAAATTCTTCTGCTCTGACAGTGCCTGACGCAATTGACTGTCCAAACTGGCGAAGAGCATTCGACATTTCTTCTGTCGAGTTTCCGCCTATGCGACCAATTTTTTGCAGCGTATCGGTAAGATTTAATACCTGAGCATTCGATGCGCCAGCTTCTTTAAGAGACGATGTCAATGTTTCCCACAGTTTGGTTGTATCCGACAGGCTGGCGCCTGTTTTTGACGATATTTGCGTCAACGACTGAAACGTTTCTTTTGCTGTGGAGGCATCCGTTGAAAGCCTTGCTATCCTTGCCTGGAGTTGTGTCATGTTGTCCGCAAGCTCAAGGAACTTCTTCCCCCACTCAACAATTAACGCAACAGAAATGGCGGCAGACAGCTTGCTTATTGTCGTAGACAGCTTTGACGCAGAATTATCAGCCTTCTTAAACCCAGTATCCATGTTATTGGTTACAGATGTAACCTGCTTATCTGCACGCAGCAGCTGAGCTGTATCAGCCTTAATTACATATTCAATATCACCTACGTTCTCGGCCATTTCATTTTCTCCGGGCAATAAAAAACCCGCCGGAGCGGGTTACGATTTACAAAATTTGTAATTATGGCCGCATAACCTGATTGACTTACTTCCGTCTGTCGACCAAGCCTCGATTGATTTTACGTAAACGGCCTTATTTTTTGCATCAATATCAAAGAAAACAATACCTTCTTGGTAATCCAATGGTTTTTCTTTTCCAACGATATTCCTGAAAGTCGCCGAAGCTCCATAGGTATTGTCATTCTTCCTTTCTGAAACCTTGGAGCTTCCCCCCTGGACAATGAAGCATGACGCTGATTTATCTCCGCATAAAGCCATTGAAAGTTCCCTTTTCCCTAACTGGAAAGCCTCGTCCTTGGTTGGCGGAGTATCATAACACCCAGTCAACGTCAGCATTGATGCCAAGAGAATTGTTTCTCGTTTCATATCCCTATCCCCTTTGGTAAAAGATGAGGGAATCGTATCAGGGATCGGAGCAACAGGAAAACCCGCAGTTAAGCGGGTTTGGGATTAGTGAGGTCCAATTAGTCCAAACTTGACGATCCATCGAATGTACTCATCAAGAGTCATCCCCTTTAGTCTCGCCATTGCCTTCGCTTTCTCCAATGTATCTTCATCAAGGTCGAGATCTAAAGAGAGCGTCGCAACCCCGTCCTCATTGACTTTTACCGAATTACTAAAGTCAGGCATTATGCCGTAAGCAAGATAGGCATATGGAACGTTCAACGCTTTTGCAATTTTTGAAAGTACATTAGCTCTTGGAATATTTTTTCCTGATTCATAACGCGAAATCTGAGCAGGCGCTACCTCAGACGCGGCTGCAAGTTCACTTTGCGACATACCACGCTCTGCGCGCATTTCAATGATACGTTTTGCTATAGTGTCATTATTAGTCATCTTTTATCATCTTTAGTCTTGACTAACTTCAATATGGTCCATAACATTTAGTATACATGACTATTGATGACTGTTCACTCCTGAATTTGACACATAGTTCTGTGATGACGAAGCCCCGACTGCGGGAACAGTCAGGGCTTCTGATTTGTCTCTCTCCACACGAAGGAATCAAGACATGACTAATTTAGCAAAAAGCATTGCCGCACACACGCAAGCGGATGCAAAATCTGCAATCGTCATTTCCGATATATCTATCCGTCAAGATTCAGAAGGTCGTTACTCGCTTAATGATCTGCATAAGGCTGCTGGCAACGAGTCTCGCCATGCTCCCGCTCAGTGGCTTAGGCTTGAGCAAGTTGGTGAGTTGATTAATACAATTTTAAATATGCAGATCTGCACAATTAAACCAGTTGATAGCTACAAAGGACGCTACGGCGGCACCTATGTCTGTAAAGAACTGGTTTACGCCTATGCCACATGGATCAGCGCTGAGTTCTTCCTGAAAGTTATTCGTGCATATGATGCGCTGGTTTCTGGCGATGCTGAAAAGGCTGTGAGCATAGCCAAAACCACAGTCGACGACCGCACGCCACTGCGCAGTCTCGTTAACCGCATCATGGCGAAGTACGGCACTACCTATCAGTCAGTGTATAAACTGATTCACCGCGAATTCGGCGTTAAACACATCGATGAACTATCGCCAAAGCAGACCACTGAAGCAATGGAGTATCTCGCCACGAAAGCTATTGAAGGCGAGTTTATAGGGAAGCAGACACTTCCTGCTCCTGCTCGCCTTAATATTAATTATCCCGGAAACTGGTGGCTTCAAAACAGCATAGCTGCACAAAAGGAAAATGCCTGGGCAGAATCTGATGGCGTTATAAATATGTCTCTGATGGTGCTAAAGCGTAAAGAAGAAAGCGCTCTGGGGCGCATTTTATTTGAACTCAGAAACAGCGGCTACAACGTAGATGCAGGTTATATTGAGCTTGATGCTATGAAGCACCATCTTCAGTTGTTAACGCGCCTTGCAGAAGCCATGCAGGATAAAAGTTACCAAGCCATTCATCGGGGATTCCATACCAAGATGTAACTTTATCGTGTAACGTCAACGGCACAAGGATGTGCCTGTCCTCGTCAACATAGCTGGTTACTCGCAGGATATAACTCGAATGAAGTGCGATGTAACAACTAGATCCTCAAGCTGGTTGTCTCGACTTGTGCATAGTGTTCGAGAATCATATTCACGGGACCAGTGACACAGCCAGTTTTCCAAATCTTCAACCGAATAATCCTTTCGCGCTAAACCTTCCGCAATTGTCACAACTTCATCACCAGGAGCAGTAAGTTCGTATCCGTTAAGCAACAAAAAAACGTAACCAGCCATCATAGCGGTTCGTTTATTGGCATTCGCGAATGGATGATTTTGGATTAGACTTTCAATCAGTACAGCAGACAGACGAAACATATCATCTGTCTGCTCATAATACCTGACGGTACTTGGTCTTGATTGTGAAGAACTAAGGTTATTCTGATTCAGAACAGCTATAGGCTCGTTTGGAGTTTGGGTTTCTATCAGAACTTTGTTGATATATACAATGTCATCAAGCGATAGATAGTTGACCCCTTCTACGTGCTCTATCATTGATATTTACTCAGACCTTAGAAAGCTCTTCCATCGCTTTTTCATAGCGTGAAAAACCAAAATCAAACGCATTCTTAACCTGATCGTTGTGAGAGCATGCTTCGCTGATCGCTGCACGAGGTTTCGCCACCGTGGATTTGTCACGAGGCGGAATGTACAAGCGATCTGCCTTTTTTAATGCGTGACCCATAGATGGTTCCCCTTGTTACACTTAGGCAGTGCTGATTAGACAATAGCTTGTGCTATAGGTGTCAGTCTAATACCACTAGTGTTAACTGGTCAACATGATGTTGTCTCATATCGTCTCACTCCTACTCATCTCAATTCATGTTGATTCACTGTAATTCACTTAAAAGCCCACCTAAGTGGGCTGCTCGCACCTTTCATCATGCCGCCGCATACAGAAGCTTCATCTGCCCTTTAACGGGGAATGCGGCCATGCAGCGGGCTTCGAAGTCTCGATAGTCGGAACAACCATTAGCAATACTGGTCACAGCAATAATCTGATTCTCAACCAGTTTAAGTGCGTCTGGTTTTAGGTGTTGGTGGATTTTCTCACCGATCGCCAGTCGTGCTTTTACATCCGCGTAGACTTCAGCAGGCAGGACCGGCCCGTAAATCCACTTAGCGCTAATAAGGCTGAATAACATTGGTTTTCGGTCATTTCTATGGCGTGGAAGCCCGGTCATTCTGAATAGTGCATCATACAGCGGGTCATTAAAACGCTTTTCCCACGAAGACGGATCGCTAAGCAGAAAGATTGCCTTAATGCGCTCATCATCAACAGGTGCTGTATGGCCGCGAATAATGGCGTCTATTTGTTCGTCACACCAGATTTCAAAATCGACAGAAAGCCAGCGCGCAAAGCGAACAGCCAGTTTTGGGTGCAGCCATGTTCCGCCGCCACGATCTTTACGCGCCCGACTGGTTTTTACATACGGGATTTTCCCGTATCTACGCTCAAGTCCTTGAATATATGATTCAGTTTCCGGCAGACGGAGGAATTCATTTGGCACTTTATCGAATTTTTCCGCTGCTGTTGTTGCATCAATCCAGCCATCCTCATAGAAGCGCATCGAGTGGCCTTCGAAATCAACTGGGATAATGTTAGACATCGTTCCTTCCTTTTTGGTGATATGAGCCAGTTCCCCAGATATGGACAGCCCAAGAGCGGCACGATGGAAGCCACCGTCCTATCTCTGTCTCATATCCCGAAAAGGGCTCCTGGTTTGATTTGCGCGGGGAATGCGCATTTACTGCGGATACAAAAAAGCCCCGCGGATGCGAGGCATTGTCTTAAAAGTCACTTGTCGAATTTCTTAAGGCGAGAGATTTTTAGTGCGGCCCATGCCTCTGCGCATCCATCGCCAGCATTTGTTCTGCCCAGTCCATGACTTCGTCGTACTTCTCCTGAGTGGGTACTTTGGCTTTCTCTTTCTGCGGGAACTTGGCGTTCATGGCGGCGCGGAAGCTGGTCATTGTCATATTCCAGGCGTCTGACTCACTCATGCCGAGGTGAGCAACAGCGGTGTAGACGAATGACCGAACATCGAATTTGTCGCTGTATTCACCTTTCTTTCCTTCTAATTCTTCCGGTGGCTGGTCGCCCATTACACCATGAAGAATCAGATGGCGGGCAATCTGGATAACATCCTCGATCGGGATGGCTCCCGGCTTGAACAGAAGTCGTCCCGCACCAGTCACCGAGTAGGAACCGATAACTTCAGCAACGTCACCTTCAGAACAGCGCTTGACTACGTTGGCTGCAGCTGCCGCCATTTCAGCAAAGCAGCGGGCATTAGCCGCTTTTAGTATCTGGGGGTCAGCAATTCTGTGCTTTGGGTAATGGCCCGCATGAACTTTCACGAAAACATCAACGATTTGTTCAGGCGTTCCGATTCGGGACATAGCCAGAAATGAAGGGTTGAGAAATACCTCTTTGTCGCCGGCGCGAATGACAGCCTGGCCGATATCGGTGATTGCTTTCATGAATCCCCATAAGAAAAAGGAGGACGGAGCCTCCTGAGCAAGAAATTACGATGCGTTGACAGTCACCGTGGCCGGATTGGTGGTTACACTGGCTGCGGTGCTGGAACTAATCTGACAAGTATATGAACCAGAATCGCCTGTTGTCGCACTGGACTTAGTATATGTAGCTGTCGTACCACCGGAGCTCACATTGGTTCCGTCTTTTTTCCATTGATAAGTCAATGACGAGCTATCTGAAACAGTAGCTGCAACTGTCAGATTCAGGGTGTCGCCAGCAGTCAGTGTTTTACCCTGCGGATGGGTGGTAATGGTAATAACTGCACCGACATCACGCACATCAACCTGACCTGCACTTGATGCCTCAATGGACCACGTTGCCACATCATCGTGTGGAGCTTCATCACCCCATGAAGTAACCATGAATGGCCCTTCGGTGATATCGTTTGGAGAGATGATTTTGAACCACACATACGGCTGGTTGCTGGTCTCCGCTGGCGGGTTATAAACATGACGCTTCAGCGCGTTTTGCGCGTATACATCCTCTTTGCGGGTAACGCCGTCACCAGAGAACGAAATGTTCTTATAGGTAACAAGATTTTCCTGCGTAAACGCGGCGCTCATATCGGCAGTTGCATCTGCGGTTTCCCACTCTGCATTAACTGTTTTACCGCGCATCATGCCGAGTCGCTGGTAAGCGCTGGCGGTAGGTTGTACTTCCGGGCAGCCAATCGCGTAATAAACGACGACATCACGCCCTGTGAAAGCACCTGCTTCACATGCCATGTCTTTATCTCCGTGTTATCGGGAAATGATGGTTTGAAAGGAAATATCGAAGAGGTAACGGCCTTCTTCGGTCTGGATGGCGGTAATTCCGCCGATTGGCCGCATCGAGATGATGCACTCAGTCTGGTAGTCGTCGATCATCGCCTGGCGGATTGCATCAGCGCGGTCTTCAACTTCGTTAATATCGCTGTCGTTCTGTTCTGACAGAACAAGGATGCGAAAAAAGTCTCGCGTTATGGCTTCCTCAGGAGTGCCACCGCCGTTTTGCTGGATTACAAGGTATCTTTCCCCTTCCGTACCTTCCAGCTCGTTCCAGAAGCGTTTCTGGACGCGGTAGCCGACATCAAACCCGTGAGATTGTAACCACATTCTCAGCGCGTTATACACCTCGCTACGTGTCATACTTTGTATCCTTGCCTGATGATGGCCTTAATCTCGTTGAGCCCATCTCGCTCGAAGCCTTTACGGAGAAAGTCCGGCTCACCGTTAGGGTCCCAGTAATTCCCGCTACCGTCAGGCCTTGGCTTACCTTTTAGCTTGCCCTTTGCAGCATTAACCGCGGCTGCATAATTAGCCGTATACCCCACTCTGCCAATCATTCCTGACGGTATTGGTTCGAGCTTCTTGTACTGGCTATTTATGAGGGTCGACGACTTAACGGGGGTAATTACAGCGGCATGATTGGCGCCGGCATTCATCACCAGATAGAGAACCTTCTCCGTGCGTATGCCAGCTATGTCACTAAGTACCCGGTGGGTATTCATCTGGACGCGCTTGATACCTTTAACGGGCATGATTACCTCACGTCATGATTTTGTAATCTGGCTCTTCGCCAAATGGTGACATATCCCAGTCGGTTACGGCCCTGATAACGTTCGCGCCGGCTTTAAGCGGATCTGATAGCGCCGTGGTGTCACCTCTGGCGATGTACCAGTCTCGCTGCGGCATGTTTGCGGTGACGCCATTACGCTTCAGCTCAGTGAAGAAAATAAGGTTGGTGGTGAACTCTTTACCACTGGCATCAACAGCAACTTCATTGTTCGCCGTCCAGGTGCAGTCAATCAGATATGGGGTGCCGTTTGTCCAGGTGTTGTTCCAGTCGTCATAGACGCGAGGATAGACAGTGGCGACGTTGGTATAACACCACTTAGCCGTGACTGACACTATCATCCTCCCACCGGATAACCTCCGGGTTCTCAGCTGCCACCTTTCGGCACAGCAAATACCATTCACCGTTGCTTTTAACGTACCCTGTAACTCGCCTTCCGCTATCAGTGATAACCCAAACCTTTACGAATGGCTCAGGAAGTCTCTGCCTGACCGATATTAAAGCCATCAGCGGCTCCCGTTACACATGCAACCGCCTTTGCCTATCCAGATACCTGCGAAAGCGGTATTTGTTGGGTCAGGGGGGATGAGGCCTTCGGCGCAACCGAATTTGTCAGCGCCACGCAACAGTGATAAGGACCCCTTCCATCGGTCAGCAAAAGACTGATACCGAAATGAACGCGATGCGCCGTTAGGCGCGGTCTGAGAGCTGATGTATCTATCACCCTGCCCCAACGCCATTAAACCCAGTAAATAGGTCTGAATTAGCAGCGCCGTTGCGGGCGGGTAATGTGCATCGAGGCACTCCTGAATGCTGTTAGCCTGCTCTACGATAGCCTGCAGAATGAAATCTGGCAGCGTGATACCCACTGACTCCAGATATTCCTTGGCCTGTTCTGTGGTAATCATGCGAGCCTCTTATAGCCCTCCGAAGAGGGCATAAAAAAACCGCTTTCGCGGCTATTCGTTTTTACGGGGTCGGCCTGATTTCGCTTCTGGAGTTGCCGGTGTTAGGTCACTACCCGCCTCTCCACGCATCAGACGAACGTTCGACTTCAGGGCTGGATGCAGTTCTTTTATATCCACCACATCGCCAACCTTTACGCCGAACCATGGTCGTACAACTTCGTATTTAGCCATACCATTTCCTTACACAAGGTTAGCGCCATAGACAACTCCGGACAGGCCTTGGTCGTCTGCGGTGATTTGCAAACCTTCAGCAGACATGATCTGGAAGTTGTAGTTAACGTTAGGTAACGGACGCGGCAGCGGCACGACGCCAACAGCCATACCAACCAGCGGAGAAATGATGTCCTGACGGCGAACATAGGCAATGAACTCGTTGCCACTCAGCGCAAAGGTCGGGCGAATTTCACGAACAGGCGCAAATGGCAGCACAGCATTCAGTACGTTGCCGCTAACTACGCCGTTTACTACATACGGTTGAGCCAGGTTAGCCCAGATTTCAGGTGACACCCACATCACATCATACTGAGCGACTTTGTTGGCGCGCGCCAGTGTACCAAATGCGCCTTTCCCGAAGAAAGCAAACAGTGCTGTCATATCGGCAGTGGTCAGGTCTATATTTGCGCCACCCGAACCAGAACCCAGGTTGATCTTCTTGGTGTTACGGTGGTTTTTGATACCCTGTGCCGGGTAGGACTGCACCTGAATATTCGGGTCGCCGTTCAGATAGTAGTTGACACGCTTCTGGTTAAACTTGCGCATTTTAGCCATCTGCGAATCCAGCACAAGGTCAATACCTACAGAGTTAAGACCAGCAGCATGACGCCAGTTCACGCCGTAACCTGCGGTGAATACCGGAATCGGGTCGCCATCACTCGCATATTCGGTATGGTCAAATGAGAATGGAGCCTGACCGTCAATGCTCACAGACACATCATCAGCGATATCACCAATAACGTTGTAGAGCTTTGCAGTTTTGCCAACAGAAAGAACAGTCTGCACACCAATCAGGTCGTTGACGATTTCCATGCCAACCTCCTGATCACGCAGTTGCAGCACCTGACGGTCAATCTCGGCCCAGAAATCACGCGTAAAACCGCCTACAGCATTAACCGCCAGCCATTCAGGAGTCATATTAGAACGATTTGCCGCAATCATGGCATCATGCTGTGCGTTCCACATGTTGCGGTTTGCCCAAAGCTCATTCCAGTGACCACCAAGGCGCGAGTTGGTCGCCAGTGTCTCTTTAGAGAAATACATATATGTTTATCCTTTTGTTACGCGCCTGCAGCGGAGGCAGTGCCAACGCGCATACGAACGCGAATGAAGTCGGTGGTGCTGGCTGCGATGGTGAACTCGTCCTGGCTGTAGCCGATTACTGAATCGGTGTCGCCAGTTGCCAGTGTGAATTGACCAGCCGCGCCAAGCTTAATCGGGCTGTCCTTCTTGTACGCACCAGGTACACACAGAAGCGCAAGTTCACGACCTTCTTCGATATAGTTGCCAACAGCAGAATCGCCAGCAGGAACGGCATCACGAATGCCAAGCCCCTGATGATAAGCACAATCAATAATGTACATGCGGCCAGTTAATGCTGTGGCTTGTGCGAACTTACCATCACCGTTAATAGTGACGGCGGTGCCTGGCAGTAGTTCTGCGGCGGTGAGACGGGTTTCGGTCTTGTAGAGCGATTTCCCATCGATATTAACGCGACGATAACGTGACATTATCCAGGCTCCTTATTTGAAGTATTCAGATGCGGCAGGTGCACCAGTTTCTTTCTGCTGTTGCGCAGAGTTGGTTCCCAGCGGCGCGGATTCACCAATGGTTTTGTACATCGCATCCAGCGCATCACCCGACAGTGCGTTTGCCACGATTTCGCCGTGAACTTTTGCAACGGCTTCGCGCTTGGCTTTCTCTTCTGCACGGGAGTTGGCAGTCAGAGTTTCAGCCAATTGCTGCTGGTTGGCCTGCAACGCATCTACCTTTTCTGCGAGAGGCTTGATCGCTTTTTCGGTATTGGTGGCAACGGCCTCGCTAACCATGCTGCCGAGTTGTTCCAGTTCTTCTTTGGTTAAAGGCATGTCGCCCTCCGTTTTGTGGTTTGTTGCAGGCTGCTCCTGCGGTGTGAAAAGAGATTTGAATTTATTGGCGACGATAGTCACCCATGATTCCTGTCGTGCGACTGCCGTTCCGGTATCGTCGAATGTGATTGCGCCGCCATCGGACTTGTAGCCAAATACCTCAGCGCCGCCGCCGTTTCTGACGATTACCGCCTGCGAGTCAGTGAAATCAGCTACCCAGGCGTATTCGTTTTCACCTGGTGCGAACTTTGCTTTGGCTGCACGGTCAAGGCGTTGTTCACGCTCCCGGTAGGACTCGCCAATCAACGCCCCACTATTAGGCTGTAGCGATATTGCCTGGTCTGCGTTCACCATTAGGCCGACGCCCTTTTCTGGTCCGGCTGCCGGTGGTTCGTCGAGAAGAATTGCGTCATGATCAATTGAATGAATCTTTACTACCCAATCAGCACCCTGCTTTTTCAGTTCTTCCGGTGCAGGAATCTGCTCTCGGTACACTGCAACGCTTGACCAGATAGGCTCCGATGAATCACCGCTTTCCAAAGACGAAATGCGCTCCATCAGACGCTGACCGCCTGGAGATTGCATCGCTCTCTCAACGTCTACCCACTTTTCTGAATAAACGCGATTCCCTTTCAGGCTCACATTGCGATTCCACGCTCCGATGAAATTGGTGCATAACCCTTCTGGTGAGAATGCAGAAACATTCCGCCCATCAACTGTTGGATGACCTAGCGGTGCTATTGTCCCTTCCATGCTTTGATAGTTCGCGGTTATCTCTGCCTCTGGATAGAACTCTCTGTTCATAATCACGTTGGCAGGAAGCGTGTAACTTGGAATAACGACATGCTCTCGCCCGTTATAAATCTCACGGCGGATGGTCTGGCTGTTTACCTTTGTGTTGACGTGAATCTGAATTGGCATAGTTATTTCTCCGCCCAGGCGTAACCGCGCGCCTGCATCGATTTATATTCCTGTTTGAGTTTGGTAATGGTGTCTGGGAACTGAGGCCTTCCATCGTCGTCAACCAGAACTGCCTGTTGGCTGCATTTGCAGTTGATACTGTTCGCATCCTTTGCATACCATTCACGAACCTCTTCATTTGTGTAGAGGTGAGCATGGCGCACGGCGTGGGTGTGTCGCGTTGTCGGTGACAGCGCCGAGATGTGAACCAGAAGCGTTTTCAGGGCGAAGAGGTCATTCGCCTCCTTGTCTTCATCCCACTTGGCTCGACGCAGCGCGGTAGTCACTTCAGTGCGCGCTATCCTGTTCGCCCGGCGCTTCTCTATGCCAGCCTGTGCAGTCAGGTTACGAGCAATGTCACGGGGATTAAGACCTCGCCCCACGCCATCAGTCAGCACTCGTGCCATGTCGCGCTTAACATCAGCACTCAGCCCTTTCATTTCCTCAAACACACGCGCATGTACCAGCGCCATACGTTGCTGATACGAGTCACTTGCGAGGATTGCCGCCAGTGACTCGCGTCCTGCTGCATACACAGGTGATTGCTGGCTGAGGTTGTAGAAGGTTTGCCCTGTCCCTTTCTCAGCAGCCAGTTCGATGTACTCGTAAAACCATAGGTCGTATTCGTTACCATCAAGCAGCACTTGGTCTACCAGGTAACTGGCATCGTTCAGGATGATGGAGAGCAGCGTTGGGTTTAGCTGGTATTCATATCTGGCGTTTACTGCGAGGGAGGAAGGTATTTTGTCTAGTGCTGATTTGTACGCTTTGCCAATCTTATTCATCCGCCTGGAGAAGTCTTTCATTGCCCGGCGTTCCAGCGCATCGGCTCCGGTCGGATCCTGATAGTTACGCGGCAGAATCGGTGGCTTTGTCCTCTTCGTCGCCATCCTCTTCTCCTAACGGCTCTTCGTCATCATTGTCATAGCCCGCAGCTGTGCGAATCTCCTCACGGCTAAACGCCGGGTTGTCACCGCTGCCCAGCATGGTCTGGTTAATCTCGCCCATGGTCTTGGCGTTGGTGAGCTTTTCAGTACCGGTCTGTTCGTTCAGGTCATCCCATATCACCGCTTTCTGGCTGACGGAGTCGATAATCTGCAGCTCAATGAGCTTGTCGCAAAAGTCCTCTATCTCGAATGACAGGTCTACGCGGCGAGACTGACATCGGGCGTTGAAATATTTTTGGTCTTCAGTACTTGAACGTTCTGCCTGCTGATTACCAACCAGAATTCTCGTAGGAATATCTACCCCTGCGGCTGCTGTCTGGAGGTTCACGTTGTATGTTGCTGTAGGGTCTGCAACTGATGTAACGAGGGGTGTAACTGTCGCCCCCTGCGTGGTCATTAGCACGTCGTTACCACGGTTAATTTCCCCAGCAACTTCGTTAAACTTATCCTGTAGTTCATCAATACTCACGCCATACAGCGACGCCAGATTTTTGAAGTCGATTTCCTTTTCGAAGTTGACATTAAGCTGGCGTGCAGCGTTCTTTAGGAACGACTCACCTGAACCACCCTCCACCTTCTCCAGACTGACAAAGGCGTTATATGCTGGTTCAAGGAATCCGATTGCATCTTCTGAGTAATCACCCAGGATGAATACTCGGTCAGGGTGAATATCCACACGGCGGCTTGAACCATTCGGCAACCGTTCGGTGTACTTCCACATCTTCGGCTGGCCGTATGTCTTAGAGTTAATGCCAGTGTCCCACTCGCCAACCTTCAACGACCCAGCCCATGACACGGAAACCTTCTGTAGCCCACGGCCTTTCGTGGCAGGCAGATTCCAGTCTTTTTCATCGCGGATGTGCAGCAGTATTCCGGCATATCGACCGACAAGACGACGGCGATCCGCCTCAGCGAATGAGCGCCATAATCGGTTGGTGAATACCAGCTTCGTTTTCTTCTCCCACGCGGTTTCATCTTCGCTCTCGTCTGCGTCGTCACCCTCGATGATTTCCGGGTTCGTCTGCCAGCACTTGCCAACCAGTTTCTCAACTGCGCCGTGGGCTATGCCACCGCGGCGATAGAGCGCATAGAGATTTTCGTATGTTACCTGCTCAGGGAAGCCGTATTCGCACCATGCGGAATGACGCTTATTATCCAGACCCATTGTTGGTGCCAGCATCCCCATACGGGCGCGAGCTAGCCTGACGTTATTCAGCGCGTGATTGACGGCTAGTGTTAATTTGTCAGTCATGGTTTGTCCGTTATGGTCGCTTAGGTGGTGGAGCAATTTCCCCAGCGGGATAATTTTTGGCACATGGCTGATAACCAGGCCAACCTTTTCTTTTGCGTTCACAGCCAGGGCATTTGCATTTGTCTTTCATGATTATCCCCCCCGAAGGCGCTTAGGAATCATCATCCCCACAGGTTGCGATCCATTCAGTTCTGTCAGTGCGTAAACCATCGCGTCGAGCCGGTCAGGTGATTTCTTCGCGGTGGCGGGTATGTATTCCATCAGCTGGTTCTCCAACACGTAGAGATTGCCGTGATTTGCCACTCGCCCCTGTTCGTAGAGCGCCGATATCGGCTCCGCGCGGGCATACTTCCCTTTGCTGGCATGGACACGAATGATGCGACCTTTGAACCCGGCGTTGCGGAGTGTCTCCTCCGCCATGTCTCCGCCCTGGTTCGTCTCAATGACTATCGCGTCAGCTTCGTGCTGCTCATAGGCCGATATAGCTTTCTTGGCCCACCCTGCGGGCGAATATTTGCCGCTGTAATCTCCATCCACAGAGAACTGCTTTTTATCGCCGCCACCATATGAGCTTGCAGCAACAATTCCCGTTTCATCGCTCTCATCGCTATTCGTTGCCTGCGGGTCAATCGCTACGACGGTGCGAACCTTATCATGATGAATTTGCAGTTCTCGCGCTGCGCTGATCATCACTTCTGTCCACAGGGCTCCTTCGGCATTAAACCTGCGAGGCTTCTGCATGTACTGAGCTTCGGCGGTGCGACGGTGCGAGAACAGCGATACACGATGTGATTCGTTATGTTTAAACGGCCATAGCCAGCCATCAGGCAGGCCATGGTCAATTGGTATAGCGTGGGTATTTTCAGGATACTGCGCAGCGTATGGCTGACTATTGTCGATAATCACCGGCAGATTCAGGTGATGCCATTTCTCTCCACTCCCGCCACGCAGCAGATAGCCGCTCAGGTCGTGGTAGTGAATGCGCTGCATGATGACAATCATCGGTGTCGTCTCGATCGCCAGTCGTGATTTGATTGTCTCGTTAAAGCGGTTGTTAACGCCGTTTCGCACAGTATCGGAATAAGCGTCATCCGGCTTGACCGGGTCATCGATGATCAGCGCACCCTGCCAGCCTGGCTCCATATGCCCGGCACGGAATCCGGTAACCTGTCCGGCAGCTGACGACGCATAGACACCGCCGCCGTGTTCAGTCCACCACATAGCCTTGCTGTCTGCGTCATCACGCAATGCCATAGGCCACATAGACTGGTACGCCTGCGACTTAATCATGCCGCGCGCGGTCGAGGAGTTCAGCAGAGCCAGGTTGTGCGAATAGGACAGGTGCATAAAGCGAGCGCGGTTGTTGAGTGCCAGCCCTCGCCCCATCATGTTGATGGTTGCCAGTTCTGTTTTTGTGTAGCCAGGGGGGACGTTGATGATTAAGCGTTGTATCTCACCATCAATGACGCGATCCAGTGTTTGCTGAATCACTTTGTGGTGAGGCGCAACAATCATCTTGCCACCGGTGCGCTGCTTGAAGAAGTAACGCGCAAAATAAAGCCCGTCAGCCTCGCACATGCTGGCGCGGATGGAATCGTCAGCAGTCGTCATTCTCCATCACCCGCTTAATATCGTCAGGCGACATAGTTACTACCCGAACTGGGCCGCCACCCTGACCTGTTAACTCCACGACCTGCTTGTCAAGCCCGGTAAGCTTGGCCTTACCCATCGTTGCCGCTACAGCCGCTGATGATTGAGGCGTTTCTGCGCTCAAAGCTTTCTGTCGAGCCTCTTCCAGTTCAGCGAGGAGAGAATCGACGGTGACGTTATGACGTTGCTTAATCTCGCCCCTCAATTCTTTTATCCTTAGGGCTATCTTAGGGTTATCCTGCAACTTACATGCTTGAACATGTACTGCCTCCGGCTTCATCTTGTCAGCAGCATACGCCGTCCGATAAGCCTCAGAAGCATTACCCGTTTCGATGTATGCCTGACAGAAAGCTTCTTGCTTAATTGTCAGACCTGTCATATTGGAATATTCCTCTACTTAGTTGGTATATCACCCGGAGGCGCACATAAAACAAATTCTGCTTTATAGAGCCCTCGTGGTGGAAAGAACTGTAAAACACTCTCGATTTCTTCTACCCCCGCATCGAGATGGCGAGCAATGAGGGATAGACCAGCCATCGTAAAAGCTGCAAACCCCGGTATGCATCGTTATTGATTATCATTGCACACTCACGCAGAAGGAGCTCCCATTAAGGGCTGCGGTCATTGTTAATGCGGTGATACTGCGACGATACAACGCTGTTATTTCCCCACTTTCTGGCTTGGGTTGTTT